TGCTGGTATGTTTTTAATCTTAGTTAAAATTAAATCTCTGTTAGCAAAATCTATATCAATATCTGCACTCATGCTCTTCTCCAATTAGATAAATCTTTATCTAATAATCTCTCCAAGTTGTCAATAATTCTTTCAAGCTGACATATTACATTTTTATCGGATATTTCCATTTCTGGTTTATAATACGATGTTTTATTAAAACTACTTACATCTGGAGTATGGTGTGCTAATCCCGCAAACTCTAGATATTTTTCATAATACATTTTAGCATCTTCTTTAAGATCTTCATAGAAAAATATACCAAATTCTTCACCAAAAAATTGTTGCCAGCGTTTAATATTACTAGCAATATCTAAATACCAAAGACCTTGATTCACAGCTACACTAGCATAATCTTTAAAAGAATACTTTGCAAAAGCTGGTACTGAGTTTAACATAGAAAAAATAAATTCATATGGATTTCTTATTGTAATAGATGCTATTATTTGTTGCTGTTGACTTAATTGTTCTATTAAATATTGATCTATATAAGCATTAATTGGACAAAAATTTAAGGTTATATTACCATATTGATTATATCTATCTACATACGCTGTTACCGTTTCACCCTTTAATAAAGCAGAGTCTTCTTTAATTTTGGTTTGACTAACATCTGGGTGATTTATTAAATTATGCCATAACCACGATGTTCCGGTTTTCATATATCCAACATGCATAATATGTTTAGAATTCATGCTGCATTACCTCTGCTATAATCGGTAGGCTAATATTATATTCTAGTCTACCATTTGTATATAAAACATTAGTATTATTTTTAATTATAGTACCATCTGATGAATGATGTATGCCTGAATATAATAGTCTCTTGACTTCATATGCTTCATCAAAAATTAATTTATCAACGTATATTGGAAAATCTATTAGATCAATTTCGTCAGCGTCTGGAATAATTTTAATCTTTATATTACTATAATCATAAAAATCGAATCGAATTTTTATCTCGTCATCGAATTTAAAAACTTGATTGTGCAGAATTTTATTATTTTGTTCTATTATTACATTTATAGGATAATAATTAATTTCCCTAACAACTCCGTCCGAAGGTGTTGTTATTAATTTCATTTCAATAACCGAGAACATTACCAACCTGCTTGATCTAAAATACTATGGACATATTCTTGATCAGCTGGATATTTCTCAAGTATCTTAGCCCATTTTTCTGGATTAATGTAATCCCAAATTAGTCGACGTTGTTCTTCTGATATACGTCCTAAGAACTGTTGCCCACTTACACTATTATATAATACCCAGGCACTTATCTTACCAGTTGTTATATTATAACAAGTTGCATTATCATTCCCATGTCTAACAACATCACAAGGCAAAGCATTATGTTCTTCGCCCCATTTAATACTAAACTCAATGGCTCGTGCTAACGCATCCGTAGCATTTTCTTTATATAATAAATCTTCAAGGTATTCAGTATATATTTTGTCACTAGCCCAGTAATCCAGTTTTTTGTTGTTTTGTATAACGTAGTTAATGAAGCGCGGAATGTTGATGGCGTTGATGCTGACACAGTATCTCCCAAATTTTACAAATGCTTTATAGTATGGACTTTTGGCAAAGTCATCATATGTTTTTGTTTTAGCCGAACCTTGTGTGTACTCGTAGAATTTTAGATATGCTTGCATACCTAATTGCACACCTTTCTCATTGCGTTCTCGATGTCGCTTCTTTGGTTCACACATATGAACCGCAAGAGTTGACTCACGTTTAAAACTCTTTTCGCAATACTTACAAGTATAAACTTCCTCAGACATACAGTGTAAAACCTTGTTGTTCGATACTTCCCACACAAGTTAATTGATGGCATGTTCTGTCGGACATGTTAATCATTAAATAATAAAAATCATCTTGTCCCCAAACTATACCATCAAATTTATATAGTTCTCCATTATGCACATACGATTTTCCAAAAAGATGATTATGCTCAGCAATTATTTTACGCCAGTTACCTTCACAAATGCACCCTCCTAAACTAGCCCAAGATGCTTCTTGTTCTTTATTCATCGCCTTGGTCTTTTCTATAAGCATTTATGTCTCGTTTGGTATTAAACTTGGCCATTATATCGATATCATTTTGTTTCATTGCTGGATATAATGCTGCTAATTCTTTTTTAATTTCTGCTTTCTTATCTTTTTGTTTTGCTTTTACTTTAAGCCACTCATGACGTTGTTTACCTACGCCTGGTGCCGCTGCTGCTAATGTTAACCATTGCAATTTTGGATGTTTATTAATATCAAATAAGTTTTTATTGACATAATGATTAACTGCTGCAAGATAATAATGTTGCAATTCATTACTACCTCCAACACTTGCACCCCACTTCATTGTAATAAATGCTGTAAAGGCTTTACGTTCTTCGTCAGTTAATCGATCATAAAAACCATAGTCCTTATTATCCATCGCTGCTAATACTTTAAATATATCAAGTTTTTGAGCTGCCATTTTCTTTGCTTATAGTTTCCCAGGTTCTAAGTTTTTCACATTCGGCTTCATATTCTTCGCTGCTGTGTAATACTTTGCCAATCTTTTTAATATGTTCATCAAACATATCTTTTAAATGCGGATGTTTTTCTTCTAAATTATAATCTCTAGTTGGGATTCCTACAACCTTTTCGATTGTTTTAATCCTATCTTCTAAATCCCACCGTCCATTATCACCATTGATTGATATTCCAGTATTGTTGTTATTAGTAACTGTTATTACATCGTCTACATAACTTTTGTCAGCAATGGTTATTGCATTTGTACTATCATCCCATATGTAAAGGCCATTGGGTACGCTAGAGGTAGAGGTTGTAGTTGTTATCCAACCAAATCCTGTATCGTCCTTATCGTCATCCACGACTATCCCCAGGCTTTATTGTAATCTACAACCTCTGAGGTGCGTGAGACATCACGGATAAAATAAACACAACGAGGTTCAGGACCGTCTTCAATTGGAACGGCTAGGTATTGTCCATTCTTCAACTTAGGTATATACCATTCTACTTCATTGTAAACATCAATGATCTCAATAGGTAGAAACGTCGGCGAGAATGCAGATAAACTATTGTATTGATATACTTTAAAGTCTCTATTATTCAAACTGGTTAGCGGCAATGCTTCTAAATCACCTAAGTCTGGTTCACCAATTAATACTGCCCAATCTAATGGCATCTTAATTTGCTTATCACCAATTTGTAGTACTAACGCAGGGCTAGTAAAACTTTCTAAATAGATTAACGGAATATAATAGTAGTCTGGATTCTGTGGATCGCTGTTATCTAATACAGCAAAACGCATGTCATCTATTTCTTCCGGTAATGTATCTAAATTGTATGCACTGTTTTCTTCTAATGTATGTATTCGCATTATAATATTTTATACTCTCTATGCTGTTGTGTCAATGTTTAATATGCCTTTTACATTATGTAATACTTGCATTCCATAACGTGCCCACATTGATTTGCCTACGTTACGTCCGGATGCCATGACGTTCATTTCTTTTTTAGGGGTACCGGCAGCAACTCTACTGGCTTCCATCCTGGTGTGTTGCGAAAGTAACCTCCCGAGCTTTTGGTAGCTCAAGCCCCTAAACAACGGATCGTCACTTAACAACGGTACGGTTTTCTTATCCTCTTGTTTAAGTGTAAAATATGTTGTCATTGATTTTGGTACGTGACAGCATAACTGTAACCGTACAGTAGATATAGAATTGAACTGGTGATGCATAGGAATATCAATCTCCTGTCTAAGATAAAGTCCATGCATTGATCCTTCTATAATCCATTTATCACGTGCTACTGCTTGTTTAATAAAATCCTTTTCGAACTGTTCGAGTTGGCGATTATGTAACTCTGGAATATTATGTCCATACCGGGCATACTTGTATGGATAGTTTTGTGTTTGCATTTTAAGTTCTGCAAATACAATTATATCCCAATCACCTTTCTCACCTTGTGGCTTTATTCCGCAATCATAAGGTAACATTATAACATCCCCTTTAACATATATAAGGTTGCTGTTTCGGGCGGCACTCTCATTGTATCTCTATCTTTCACGTACTTTGGCTTTTTGCCATTTTCTGTTTTAGCATTTATTCTTATACACTTAATATTCTTTTCAGTAAACTTTTCAATTTTATACAAGGCTAACGAATTATTATAAGGAACTATAATAAAATCTTCTTCTGTTAACTCTTGTCCTACTATATCAACGTGAGCCATATTTTAATCTCCAAAATGTTGCTTGCTGTTCTTCCATATAAACATATAAGGCATATACCATTCTATATGATGCTGGATCTAATTGCTTCTTAATGTACAGTCCGTCAAACGAGTTTTCAATTGCCCAATCAAGTTGTGATTGCTTACAAGCTGTTCTTAAAAACTCTACCTCGTCGGATGTTAATGTACCTTCACGACTGGCCGGATAACCATTGATTGCAATACCCATAGCATCTTGATACAAAGTATCTATATGTGTTAGCTTATATATAAAGTCTTTGCCTTGTAGCGGGTGATCTTCACCATTCATTACATCAAGTTTATATTGAGGTATTTTATCTGGTACTCGTTCTCTTCTATAATGCGGCATGTGCATATCATCCTTTATTAATGTAATCATTTCCATTCCATCTTTTCTATATCAAATGGATACTGTGCTTCCTTGTAAAACTTCTTGCGTTGTGTTAAGTGTCGTTTTGCAAACTTACAAGAACTTGTTATGTCCCAAATCTCAACATGGTCTTTATCTTCTGCCACACGTACCCCACGACCAATAGACTGAATAACCCTAACGAAAGACTTGCCAGGCTCAATAAGTACAAGGTTAAAAATACGAGGTATATTAATACCCACGGCAGCAACACCGTAAGTGGCGACAATAATACGGTTGTCGGATTCACTAACTTCGTCATAATGTTCTTTCCTTTTTGTTGTTTTTGTATCGCCACTTACAAATACCGCAGCGTTCTCTCCGGCAATTAAATTAATCTTGTTTACTATATCCTTACCTGCGGCTACACGATCAACTAGTACAAGTGTATTGCCTGTTTCGTTAATCTTTTCTACTAGCCCTGCTATGGTACTTAACCTATCTTCATTGCCTAATAGGTACTTTAATTCTGATTGGTAGTTGGTATGTTCAGCATGATCCTGTAACTGTATGATATTAATATGACAGTTAGATAGGATACCTTTGTCCTGTAATGACTTAGCAGACACTTGGTTAATAACAGGACCTAAGCTACTGTAGATACTTACAAACTCAAAGTCTGCTTTAGGTACTGTTCCTGTTAATCCCCAACGTAAAGGAATATGCGCCATAGGACCTGTAAGCATTGTTTTTAATGCATCAGCTTTAGCACTATGCACTTCGTCTACCATTACGCACACAACGTCTTCTAAGAACTCATCTATTGTTGGCATGCCTTTCTCAC